GCGATGGCGGAGGCGTCGTCTGCGAATTCGGTAACGGTCTGTGCCGGCCCGATGCTGAACGTGATGCCAGCGGAGGTGCTGATGGTCATGTGTATCTCCTAGCTAGGGAATCTGCCGGGTCGGCAGGAACGAAAAAGCCCGGCACTTGGCCGGGCTCTGGTTTGCGGGTTGATTGATTACTGCTGGGTAATGACTCGAACGGTCACGGAACCCTGGAAGGTCACGCCGTCAGCGTCTCGATTGGTGCTCATGCGCTCGACGCGGACCGATACGGCTCGGCCATCGCTGAGAATCAGCGGACGCTCATCGAGCGAGGCCTCAATCTCAGCATTGATGCGCTTAACCTCGGCCTGCCCTCGGTAATTGCTCCAGACGGACAGGTAAATGAATCGGTTGGCGCGCTTGCGGCCGCTGATAACGCTGGTGTTCGTGGCCTGCTCGCTGTCTATCGTGACGTATGGGTACGGTGTATCCATTGGCACGGCGTCATATACCGGCACGCTGACTTCGGCGCTCAGGCGTTGATACAGCGCCGCCTGGATGGGGATTGCGGGGTCAGCCATCTGCACTCCGTGCCGCTTTTTCGAGGGTGTCGTTGATCGCTTCCGCCAGGATTTGGCGGATGGCGTCCTTGTTCATGTCGTAGCTCGGGCGGATGAACGGGTGCGCGGCGCGGCGCGGAATATCCGGCGCGTAGCCGAAGAAGTTCTGGCCGTCCGTTTTGTTGACGGGGTTCTTGCCGGGCTTGCCGGGGGCGCCTTTGGTGCCGTACTCGACAAAGCGCAAGTAGAAGAAACGACGCATCATCTTCTTTCCGCGCACGCCGATCTGCGCATCCAGGCCCGACTTGCTGACGAATGCCGTCAACGCCCACCAGCCGGCGCCAGTGTCGCGGGGGATGAGCTGCTGCTGCGTCTCTAGCACCAGGTCCGCCGCTTTCTGCATCGCGGGGCGCAGGTCCGATTCCATCTGGTTACCGATGCGCCGGAGCACGCCGCGTAGACGGAAGTCACCCTGTATTCGGGATCGTCTAGCCATGCAGCCTCCTACGGATTCGCCACGGACGAACACAGCAGCTGCACCATGTCGCGCTCGTTGCTCGGCAGGACAGCCTCGATCCGGTAGGTAATGGCGCCATCGACCAGCCGGCGACCCGCTACGAAGTCAGCAGACGGGCGCACGCGGATCTCAGCAGACACAACAGCGGTGAGCTGCTGCGCCACATTCGAGACACGGCCCGTTGGCGTGGTGATTTCGCACCAGACCGGGCGAAGCTCTGCCCAGCCATCGACGTAACCACCCATGCCGTCTGGTGTGCGCTGCTCGGATTGTAGGCTGCAGCGGTGCCTTAGCTTGCCGGCTCTCATACGCCTAGCCCTACGCGGTAGAAGTGCAGCAGGCGCTCAACGGTCGGGTTATCGACGCGCGACACGCCAACAAAGGCGCCTTCCCGGTTTTCGTACAGATCGCCAATGACCAACAGCAGAGCGGCACGAACGGAGGCAGGAACCGGCACCGGAGCGCCTAGATCGTCCAGCCAGGGCAGCGAGCGACCCAGATACTGCGTGGCGTAGTCCTCGGCGGCCTCACCCAGCAGCGTCAGTTGCGCGTCCTCGGCGCTTCCGTCCAGGCGCAGATGGCTCTTGATCTCGTCCAGTGTCAGAACGGCCATGTGTCACCTCTACCGCTAGCCCTCGAACGATAAGTTCGCGGGCGTGATGATCTGTCGTCTCGAATGCCTGCCCCTCGATCACAACGGAGTGATTGAGCAGGATCGGACGGTTTGCTTTGAGTTGCATCGCTAGCCCTCAAACCGACCGCCCGAAGGCGGCCGGCTTATCAGCCCTTACGGGGTCGGGACGGTGAAGGTGCCGTAGATGAACGCCTCGGGGCGCTTGACGGCCAGCGCCAGGCGCTCTTCGCAACGAATCGAGATCATGTTCTTCTCGAAGTCGTCGGCGTTCTCTGTGGAGATCACCACGTTGGCGTCTTCGCGGTCGAAGATTTGCGCGGCAGTCTGGAACGCGCCGGTCAGGAACTTGCCCTGGAAGGCGGCAATCTCGGTGGAGACAACCGGCAGACCCCAGAGGGTCGGGCCTGCAACGCTCAGCGGGTTGCCGATGATGTAGCGGCCCAAGGTGTCCTTGGTCAGCTCAATCTTCGCCCAATCGCTGAAGTGCAGAACATGACCGGATGCCGGCAGGCGCGCCAGTTGCGCTTGCAGCATGGCCAGGCGCAGCTCGTCGATCTGAGTCATGGCTTCCGGTGCGAACGCAGCGGAGAACGCAGTGGCCTGCGGCACGATGCCGTGCAGGTGAACGCCAGTGCCATCACCGAAAAGCATTTCCTGCTCTTCGACGTACTTGAGGCCGTAGCGCATTTCGGCGTCAACGGTCGATTGCAGCTGCGCGAAGTCGTCCAGAATCTGCTTGGACGCCTTGAACATGTGCGCGATGGTGGTAACCGGCGTGATCTTCGTGTTGAACGCAATATCACTGTACGGCTTGCCGCCGACCGGGTTTTCGCCAACAGCTGCGGCGTTGTTGGTGAAGCCGGTCTGCTGAACCCAGAAGATGGCCGGGGACGTGGTGCGGCCCGAGGCGATCAGGTCACGCAGGAACAGGCGCTGCTTGGGCATCACGTCGATGCCTGGCAGGCGCTGCGGCTCCACGACGCCATCGGCTACGTCTGTGCTCAGCAGTGCGGCATTAACCGGCACGCTGATACGGCGGTTGCCCTGCACGCTCTTGGCGAACTCGGCCAGGGCTTCGCTCTTGACCACTTCGGCGCCGACACTGGTGCGCTTGTTCGCGGCGGCCTGGGTCGGGATGCGGGCGAACTCCTGCTCCAGTTCGCCGAGCTGCGCCTTCAGTTGCTTTTCGGCTTCGCTCAGGCTGTTGAACTTCAGCGCCATTTCATCGACGGCGGCCTTAGTTTCGGCGGACAGGCTGCCGGCGCGCTTGGCTTCACCGAGGGCGGCTTCGGCCTTGGTGCTGAAATCGCTGGAGGCTTTTTCCAGCTCTGCGCTCATTTTGGCGAGCAGTTGTGCTTGTTCGGACATGGGTAAATCTCCGTTATCGGGTAGCAGCTGCCGAGAAACGCGCCAGTGCGCGCTCTAGATCGGCGATGGGTTCGGCCAGATCGGCCAGGGTGTCGGCAGCGTCGTGCGTACCGGGCCCGGCAGCGCATGGCGTACCGGACTTGATTTCTTGAATGAGGGCGCGGCGCTCACTGCGCGGGATGCCCTGCTTGGCTAGGATGGTGTCGAGCTTGCGGGCGGCGATCAGGCCGCTCTGCGCTCGGGCGCCTTCCTTGACTGAATCGGAGTCGAGAAGCGAATCGGCAAAGCCCTGCTCAACGGCTGCGCTGCCACCAATCCAGGTTTCGGCGTCCATTAGCTGCTGCATGGCCTCGATATCGCCGCCCGTGCGCGCCGCGTAAATGTCGGCCATCGACGCATCGAACGGCTCCATCATTTCGGCAACTTCGCGGAATTGGTGGCGGTTGCCGGCTGCGACAGTCCAGGCGTTGTGGATCATCAAGAAGCCCGAGCGGGCAATCTGCAATTCATCGGCGGCCATCGCAATGACCGAAGCGGCCGACGCAGCCAAGCCCAGCACCTTTACCGTCACCCGGCCTTTGTACTCACGCAGGATGTTGTAAATCGCCAGCCCCTCGAACATGTCGCCGCCAGGGGAGTTGATACTGACCGTCACGTCAGCGCCTCCGATTGAGCGCAGAGCCGCAGAGATGCGCTTGGCGGTCACGCCCTCACCCGTCCAGGGATCGGAGCCGATGGCGTCAAGAATCGAGATCGTGTTCTTCTCGTCATCTGCCGCCTGGATGCCGGGGTTCCATCGCTCCATCGCTTGCGGCAGCAGGTCGAAGGAAACGCCCGCGCAGGGGCGCCCCGCCAGCGCTGCTGGAAGGCTCTTTTTCGTCATGGTTACTTCTCCAGCGGGGCTTGGCTTTGGCCTAGCAGCTCAATCGGCAAGAGGTTGGATTGCACGGTGTGTACGTCGCCACCTGGAATCGGCGGCATATTCTCCAGCCGGCGCACCTCGTCGCGGTTCATCCATCCGTTTTGCAGGGCGGTGGAGTAAAAGGTGGTTCTGGCGTTAATGTCCGCTCTTAACATGCCTTCGACCGAGAATTCCCCGTAGATCGAATCCGATTCTGGGAGGCCAATCAGGCAGCGCGCCACTTCGTCTTCGATGTTCTTGAGGATCGGGCGCAGCACGTTGGTCAGGAACTGGAGGTTCATGCCCTCCACGCTGCTGGCCCAGCTGCTTTGCTTGTCCATGTGCCCGACCATGTGCGGCGGGATGCGGAACCAGCGACAGATTTCTTCAACCTGAAATGCGCGTGTCTGGAGCATCTGCGCGGCTTCTGGGTTTAGCGTGATGCCTTGGTACTTTAGGCCCGCCTCCAGAACCATCAGCTTGCCGGCGTTGGTGGAGCCGGCGAAGGCGTTCAGGCTTTGCCGCAACTGTTCGCGCTGCTCAGGCTTGAGCGCGCCGGCCTCATGGGTCAGCACGCCGGATGCCTGCATGCCGTTAGCGAAGACCTTTGCCGCCGCCTCGTCTGTCGACATAGCAGAGCCGATGACGTTGCGGCCCATGTAGACCGGCAGCATTCCGCAAACGCCGTCCAGGCCCAAGGCCCGGATGTGCATCAAGTCCTTTTCGTTGAACTTGCGCTCGGCGCCGTCCTCGACGTAGGTGTATTCGAGCCGCCCATTCTCCAGCCGCTTGACCTTCATCAGCTGTGGCAGGAGGGGAATCAGCGCGACGATCCGCGTACCGACATACCGCTTCTCGACGTAGGCATTACCCCACAGCGCGAGGCTCGCGACGATCATCGACATGAAGCGGCTCGGCGTCATCTCGGCGTTCGGACTCTGGCACAGCACGCGGTAGAGCGGGTGATTCGAGGCCGATACGCGAGAGCCGTCCGCCTGGCGCTGGTACAGCTTGAACGGCAGCGTGGAGATGGTTTCGCTCAGCAGGCGCACGCAGGACCAGACCGTCGAGAGCTGCATGGCGGCATCCACCGTCACGACCTTCCCGCTGCTGGACGTGCCGAACAGATCCTGCCAGAACGCGCCATTGGTAAGCCCGACCGGCACGCCCAGCCAGTTCAGTAGCGCGCTCTTTACGCGCCCCGGCTTGTTAGATTCGGCCATTAGATTCCTACCATAATTGGGTTAGAGAGGAAGCCGGCCATATCGCCCTGCTCCTCTTGTTCGCCGCTTGCCGCAGCGACGGCCATCGCCAGGGCAACCATCCCGTCAATACGGCCGGTAGCTTTGGACTTGGTAAACTTGCGTCCGCCTGCTGGGTCGGTGACCGCTACAGCGTTAGCCGCGCACATCGTCAGCACCGGCTGATTACCGTGGCGCAGCTTGTGCCCTAGCAGCCGGGTTTCCAGCTCACGAAGCGCTGGACTCATCGATACGAATCCCTGGCCAAACTCCTTGAATCGCTCCAACTCCTCCTCGCTAAACCCGACTCGCTCCAGCCATGGCTTGAGAAAGCGCATGTTGTAGCGGTCGAAATTCAGGATTCGCACGTCGTAGCGGTCGAATAATTCGCGCAGGTGGTGAGCGATGAATTCATATTCAATTGCGCGGCCGGGACAGGTCTGCAGGTAACCATCTCTCGCCCACTGGTCATACGGCACCCGGTCGTTTCGGGACTTCTCCGGCAGGCCTTCCTCAGGCAACCAGAACGTCGACTCCGTGTCCCCGTCAGCGGTTACCAGAACCAATGCGGTCAAGTCGTTAACGCTAGAAAGGTCCAGCCCCCCATAGACTGGCCGACCTTCCATGCTGTCGGGCTGGTCGCCGTTGGCTTGCCAGATAGACCGGCTCACAAACGGGCTGCGGGCCTCAACGCGCTGGTTCAGAATTAGGTTACGGAACGCAGGCTCCCGGCTTGGCAGGCGCTTGGCGTCCGATGCCTGCCGCAGCACCTCGTCCTTGTTCATGAAGTCGTCAAAGTGCGGGTTTGCCGCCCTGATCGCCTCTTCGCTGAACGGGTCAAGGTCTAGCGGCGCCGTGCAAAGTTCTACCTTGTTGCGTGGATCGGCGCCGGTCAGGGCGTCGTCGATAAGCAGGCTGAGCAAATCGGCGTCTGTCGGCGCCTGCGTACTGATAATTATCGACAGCGGGTTTTCTTGCGCTGCCGATGCAGTCTCTAGCGCCTCGTAAAGTTGCGAGCGCGGACCGATAACCTGGCCTAATTCGTCGTGAATGATGAGCGCAGGGCTCAAGCCAAACTTGGTCGCAGCGTCAGCAGATAGGGCTTTGTAAAAGGTGCCGAGGTCGCCGCACAGCAATTCTTTAGCCGTATCGCGGATGTTCACGTACTCGGACAGGTCCGGGCTCATGCGAACAACCTTGGCAGCCAGCTCGAATAGGATTGCAGCCTGATCGCGCGACTGTGCGGCACTGTAGAGCTGCGAATTCGGGCGAGCCTCTGGGCCGCACAAGTGGAGCAGAACGATAAATGCAGATAGCGCGGTCTTTGCGTTCTTCCGAGCCATGCTCAAAATGAATACGCGCGTCGGGCTGTCGTAGATCCGCTTGATCCACTTACGCTGATGCTTGGTCAGCTTGACTCTCTGGCCTACAAGCTTGCCTTCAGGGATGCAGCAAAATGTCTCTATCCATTCGCAGTTGCGCTCGCCTCTGGTCAGCCGTTTTCGACCTGCCATGGTTTACGCCCCTTATTGCCCTGGCTCGCCGTGCTGGCGGACTTGGCGTTGTATAGACTTTGCTGGGTCAGGCGCATTGAGCGGAGTAGCGCGTTAATCGCTCGCGTCTCGCGCTCTAGCATTGCACCGAGTTTGTCGAACCGCTTCATGCCGTCATCATCGACCAGCCACGCAGGGTCGAACTCTTCCAGCTGCTGAGCAATGAGGTCTGACTGGACCTTGTGCCGGCAATACTGAATCAACATCGCGGCGTTTTCCGGGCCGAACCAGTCAGCAGGCCTGGAGTTGACAACGGCGACCCACTCAGCCTTCTGCGCCGGGGTCAACATGAATGGCGGGGCTAGTCGCGAATCAACCCCTACGGAAGCCGCCACGGAAAGCGAGGCGACAGATTTCTTGCCTCGTTCGGCCATGGCGAATTACCAAAATTGTTGCGGTTAATGAAAAGTGAGGGCGAGGACCGGTATTGCTACAGCCGGCGCTGAGCTTTCGAATGGCCCTACCCTCACGCAGGGAATCCGAAGCCAAGCTGCCCTACAGATTGCGCCCCCTTGGCGTGATTGCACGCCCTGCAGGAGCAGGCAACATTGCCCCAAGAGTGAGCGCCGCCAGCCGCAAGAGAGACAACGTGGTCAAGCTCTGGCGCCAGCGGATCGCAGCGACCCCTCAGTGCGCGCTTGGTCTTTATCCCGCATAAATGGCATCGCCACCCGTCACGCTCAAACACCTTTAGAGGATCTATGCGATCCGCCAGTAAGCCGCGCATCTTCGCCCGCCGCTTACTCTTAGCAACGCGCCTTGCCCTCTTCCCGGCCTCGGTTGCCCGGCTCTCCTTTCTGCGCGCACTGCGCCTCTGCTTCCGGCAGGCATCACTGCAACACGCTCCGCGAGCCTGTTTGTGCTTCTCAAGCACTACACCGGCTCCGCATACGCAGCAAGGCGCAATCTGCTCGGACTTTGATAGCTTCGGCGGCTGACTGGCGAGGGCTAATCGCCGCTTGACGTTTACCCCTATGCGGAGCAGCGCCCTACGCTCTTCTCCGATCCTAGTCTTAGCTCTGCCGTAACACTGCTTAGCGCAAAACCTTCCGGCATCTTTGTCGGTGCGGACGAGTCGACTGATCGGGGCGTGACAGCCAGCGCAAAACCGAGGCCGCAACGCGAAACCGAACCTCTCCCCGTAGCGATGCCGCCGCGCACATAGGTCTGAACAGCAGACCTGAGCTTCGTACTTCTTCCGCGTGATCGTGAACGGTTCGCCGCAGGACGGACAGCCTTTCGTAACAGGCACGAACCGGTTCGCCTTCGGAGCGTAAGCGCTCGGGCGACAGCCTGGGCGGCAGTACAGTTTGCGACGGCCGCGAGGACCTTTGCTTTGAAACAGGTTCCCGCACGCAATGCATGCGGTACAATCGGCATCAGCCATAGCCGTGATCCTCGAACGATCAGGTTTGTGGTCAGAGCCCGGTTACTGTTGACGCAGTGCCGGGCTCGCTTGTTTCTTGGCCTTACTATACCGCATCACCGATTCCAGTGGCTGTTGGGATCTAGAGGCGAGCCATTTAAGTCGCAGCCGGGCAGAACACCAGACCTTTCCAGCCTCTGCTTCGCGCTGTCGTGGCATGGCTTGCACAAACTGTCTAGGTTGCTCTCATCGAAGAACAGCGCCTCATCACCCTTGTGCGGCTTCCTATGGTCAACCACTGATGCGGCAGTCACTTTTCCTAGTGCTTGGCACAGCTTGCACAGCGGCTCTCTCTGTAACTGATGCCAGCGCAGCCGACGCCATCGCTTTGTGCTGTACAGGTGACGCCATGGGCGACTATCCATCTCTGCGCCTCCAATACCGCCAAGCCTCCATCCCCACCATCACAGCGACACAGGCTGCGAGGCATATCAGGATCAGGGTGGCGTGGAGGCGTTTCACTGCCGACGCCTGCGTTCGTTCCCACCCCAGTCGATAGGGTGACGCAGCACCTTGCTCATGTTCCCGCCGCAGCGCATTAGCGAGGCAGCGAGGACGGCCAGCAGCAGTACCAGCGGCCACGCCTGATAGGGAATGCGTAGATCGCCGGCCACGATGTAGATCGCAGTCGCACCGCAGCAGGCCATGATCAGCGCGGCCATGACTGACACGTCACGCCGGAACCGGGCATCGCCTCTCTGGTAGGTGAACAGGCGAACGAACATCACCAGGCAGAGGATCAGGGTTGCGTAGGTCAGAGAGTTAGCCATCTAAGCCACCATCGATGGGCGAGCGCCCTTTGCGCTTTAGGGCTGCTAGGGAGATCGTTACCACCATCAGCGATGCGCCGAATGCTGCAGGCGCTGGCATTGTGAATGGCTTGATGCCCCATGCTTCGATACCAGTGATCGCGGGCGCCAGTAGGTAGCCCATCACGAACGAGATCAGGAAGTAGGCAAGGCGCTCTGGCATCTGCAGTTCTTTGGAGCTGATGAAGTAGATCACCGAGCCACACAGCGAGCCGACAGCAGCAGCGCTATCCACTCCGGCGAGCACGCCGGCAATGCCTGCCCCGAACGCGCCGGCAACTGCGATACCGGTAGAAGTCGGTTCAGCCATAGGGAGTGTCCTGGTGTGTATCGAATTGGCCCGGCCTCACATGCGCGTGCGATCCGCCTATGAGCAAGGAGGCAGGCATGGGGCCGGAATAGGGTTGCACTGCATTGCACGTTAGGCGGCGTAAGCTGCCGTGGCGCTGCACTCTATTGCGCGATGCGGTGCGAATTGGTGCGCCGGGTGGACGAGCCCTTGTCTAGCCGTTTGCGCATAAAAAAAGCCCAGGCATCTCTGCAGGGCTTCTTGTGGGCGATGAATCTCAATATGTGGAAATCATGCCGATTCTCTTATCAAAAATCAAGCAGCAATTGCGTCTTTTTTGATGACCTTGGCGACTGGTGCCAAAGCGGCACAATCAAGCGCATCAATCTGCTGCAGATATGCCTCCCATGCAGCAGACCAATCACGCTCCCAGTTCGACTGATGGAGCTTGTAGCCACCCCACTCTTCGACAAAGGTAATGACCCGGCTTGGCGTCCACTCGCTGCGACCTACAACCATATCGCGGAACGAGTACATGGCAGCGAGGGCGATCCAGTAGGCGACCTCCTTGCGGCGAGCCTGCATCTTCGGCAGCTCAGTCATGGCCAGCACGAGAGCGTGGGCACGGTTCTGGTCCAGCCCTTTAGCCATTGGCGAGTACAGGAAGTGGCCCAGGCTCTGTAGTGGCGGAGCAAGGGTGCCGATGGCGTGCATCACCTTAGCGGCGGCCAGCATGTGAGCGCAGCGTCCCAGGTTGCGTGCAGCCTTACCGGTGCGCGTCTCGTATGCCTCAATGACTTGAGAGTCAGTCGGGAACGATGCGGCAGGCTCGGCGCTTTCTCCGTCATACGCAGCGGGGAACTTGCACTCGACGACCTTCTTCTTCGCGGTCTTGCGTGCCAGCTTGGCTGCTTCGTCTTTGGCCTCCTGAGCGTCCTCGATAGCCATTGCCATGAACGATGCGCCCGGGGTGTGGTAGGCGTCGCCCCATGCTTGACGTGCGCTGATGTATTTCATGCTGCTGCTCCCCTCAACATATCCGCCGATACCGTGATGCGCCCTACTTCGCCGTGGTCGCTGTGGTAGGTGATGACCTTGGCGTCACGTCCGCTCATCCATCCGCCGCGGCTTGCGTGACTGTCTGGCGCCGCCAGAGTGCGGTGCTGCTCAATCTGCATGGTGTTCGTCTCACGCAGGACGTTGTGATGCAGGTGGCCGGTGTGCGCGTAGCTGTGCTTGGTTCGGCCGAACACTTCGCGAAACTTGGCGATGAACACCGTCTCGAGCGAGTCCATCCGCTTCTTGTGGCCGTGGTGGAAGAACAGCGACGTGCGGCCGTGCTCAATGCAGTAGTACGGATCTGGCCGGGTGATGACCTCAATGCGGGGCTCATCGGTGTACAGGGCCGCGAACAGTTCACGCAGCCAGGCGCTCGATGCCAGGTCGTGGTTGCCCTCAGCCATCAGGAGAACGACGCGATCGTGCTTCTGCAGCAGCATGGCCGTTACGCGGCGGATGACGCTGATTGCCACGCGGACCAGCTTCTGGAACCGAGTGTCTGCGTCGAGGACGTGGCCGGATGTCGGGGTGACCGCCTGGATACCATCCCAATGCAGCAGATCCCCAAGCTGAGCAAATACGCCGGTATGGGAGTCAGGCGCCTGAGCGATCGCCGCGCCGAACCAGCCGACCAGCGTGTCCTCGGCGATCTTCATGTCCCATGCTGCGCCGGTCTCCTCCGCCCAGGCATTCATGCCGAGGTGGTAGTCGGTGATGACGTAGCAGTTGAGCAGGTGCGCAAGCGTGTGCAGCGGAGCCGGCAGCGCCTTGGCCGGCTTGATGTCGATGGCCAGCGCCTTGACCGCCTCCTTCATCAGTTCGGCTTGGCGCTCGTGATCGATGTTTGACTTGACCCACTGCAGTTTCTGCTCGCCGTCCTTTCCGTAGAGCGTCGTCGTGCCTTTGAGGTGGAAGCCATCCGGCACCGCCTTCACCATGTCGTGCTCCGGGCTCCACCCTTGGCGAGCCAGGCGCGCCTTGTGGGTGTAGACGTTGCGCTCGTGCAGCCCAAGGATCTGAGCGGCCTCAGCCACAGTCCGGCCGTCCAGTGCAGCCCTGATTTCATCGTCTGTCGCTTTGCGTGCGGCCATCAGGCTGCCTCCCCGTCTATCTCTGAAATGGTCACCTCGACGCACCCTAGGGCCTTGATAGGGCCTCTTTTGATGGTCAGATGGTCGATCTGGCTGTCGTCTTCCCAGGCTCCGCCGTGGGTGAGTGCGTCAAGCAGTCCTTTGCAGAGGTTGTCCAGATCCCGGCGGCGACGGTCAGGCGGGCAGGCAGTGATGACTACCTGCAGACGCCCTTCCATCTTTTGCACGCCGGCCGACTGGCACAGAGCGGTTACGTCCTTGCAGTAGCTACGCCCTTTGGCGCTGATCAGCGTCTTGGCGCCAACGCGGCGGTAGTAGGTGTTGTTGCTCGGCGGGAACGGCAAGGTGATGGCGGTCATCTACTCCCCCTCGCCTTCGCTTCCAGCGCAGCACGAACCATCGACCGGAGCAGCGGACTCATCCTCGACAGCTCGGCCGATACCCACTGGCGCCACTTCGGCAGACCCATTGGCTTGCACCGTGCCCGCATCTTGTCCGCGATTGCGAGAGCAAGCTGCTCCGCATTGGCCTTGGCAGTCAGGCCTTCCGCTGTTAATCCACGCTTCGCCGCAGAGGAATTCATCGCCTAGCCTCGCCTGTAAATCGATCGGAGATAGCTTCATGGCCGCTCCGCCTTCTCTTCGGGAGTGCGGTAGTCGATGGAGTTGATCTGGCCGAACTCAGGGTTGGCGCGCTCAGCCCATGCGGCCTCACCCTGCAGGCCGGCGTATGCAGCCAGGTCTTCGTAGTTGTCAGCGCGGAACCCGCCTTGCTGGCTGCGAACCATCTTGAGCAGCCCCATGAAGAGCCACCCCTGTTCTTCGGTGAGGTCGTGGCCGGTGATGGAGCGGAATGCGTCAACCGTGGCGCCCATGCTCCGCTCGCCGGCCGGCTTGTCGTAGGTGGCAGAGCGGTCTTTCATGTGGCCGAGGCCCGCTTCTAGGATCTGATGGGCTTTCATTGCGGCTTCCTCGTTGCTCTGTTGTTTGCGATCAGGGGGAGCTGGCCGGGCGCCAGGTTCCACGCGAATGTCTCTTTGCATCCGGTGGCGCATTGGCGGGCGTTCAGGCTTGGCATATTGCTC